TATTCTACAATTTATGTTTGAGTATGATAATCAAGCAACTTCAGGCCCGGCAGACACTCAACTATTCGTATCCCAGGATCAGGTTGACGAGGCGTATATCACACTCCTACATAAAGTGCAGTCTTTGGCTCCTAAGGTTACTATAAAGACCCTTCCATTTTTTAATAGATTATTTTATTTTGAAAAAACTTGTAATCTTGTGGGGTTTAATCAGCCTATTGCGGGTATGCGAGGAGCACCTAGTAGGATTGCTCCCTATACAGGGTCCTACAAAGTTATAGGGTTCTCACATGTTATTACAACTGAAGAGGCTTATTCAACATTTTCATTAATGAGAACCGGGTTCCAGCAGCCTGAACAACAGATATCCAGGACATTAAAGGATGTATTAATTGGAGAGATTGATGATCGGATAGCGGAAAAGGAAGAAGCTCTTAAAAGCAAACTCATACCACCTCGTTTAACAGGTGCCTTTGCAGGGCAGGACACCGGATCACCAAGAGCACTACTGGAGGTTAAGCTTGCCCGATTGAAGGAACAAAGGGAAAGACTCCAAGGGGGTCCATAAGTGTTATGTTAAAACTCATTAAAGCGCAAGTTGCAAGTAATATAGACCCTCTTACTAATGGGTCCTTTGAAGTTACGTGCGAACTTTTTAGTGGTCCTAAGGATGTTATTTATACATCTCCTATGTTTAGAGTTGGAGGGGGAGGATTCTTTGCGGCTCCTAAGGTAGGCGACCAAGTATTTATTATCCACGATGATGGATCAGATAAATTATACTACCATTCCACCGTAGTTGAGGTCCCTGAAGGTAACCCCGTTGACATTAAGGGCTGGGAAGAGGTGCCTCAAAGTAACTACGACTCCAAATACCAACCAACTAGAGTTAGGTATGAGGATTATTTCGGTCAAGGGCTAAGTATTACGAGACAGAATGAGAATGCAGAAGAGATAACTCCTTCTATTAACTCCTCAGTGGATTTGCATAGTGAACTTGGAAAGAAAGTAACCCTAAATGATTCTCCTGAAGTGGAGGCTGTGATTCTGCGTAATCAGCATGGGGAAGGTATAACTATTCAAGGTGACGCCAATAAAATTACTGCGGCTGGAACGATTAAAGCATCTAGTAATGGCCCCCATTATTATACAACTCATAACTCCTTTATTGAGATGAGGGTAGTTGACGGTCAGGACATTACTATAGAAAACAATTCAACAGGAGGTATGGGACAAACTCCATCCCCGGAGTATTGGCCTAACAATTCTAATGTCCCAGGTGGGGATCAGCCCCCTAAAATGTGGGGAGGAATTTATTTAAGAAGTGAAAATGGTGATGTGTCCATATCCTCCAATTCTGATAGGGGTCGAATTTTTATAACAACCCCCGGAGCCAAGATTCAAATCGTCACCAGAGGACCAGAAGAAGCTCCCTTTTCGGATATTAGAGTTAAGTGTAATGGTAATTTAAGTATTGATTCCGATGGGGATATTGATATGCAAGCTGGAGGTAACTTCCGAGTTCGCGCAGCTAATGTGGATATTGGGTCAGAAGGGCATTTAATAACTGAAGCTGGGGGCAGGGGGTCTATATCTAGTGGAGGAGATATGACCATTGACGGCAGTACAATTGATTTGAACTCAGGCAACTCTGAACCAGCTGCGGATCCGGTTGTCGATGATCCTTTACTAAATGATTATAGCGAATAATGCCTACTTTCGATTATAGAACTTTTGCAGAACTTACGGGCCAAGGCCAAGGACTCATAACATCTCTAGGGACTACCTATGGTGTTCCTTCTTGTTTACTTAACTTGACTTCCAATGCCATGCAACTTCTTACTTCAGATATTTTAGCTGGCACTAGAAGTAGGCTGTTTAATGGTAGAGCCGCTGCGGATGGTGTATTTAAAAAGATGGGGTCTTTTTTAAGGAACAAGACTGGCATTATTGAGTTTGATACTGATAACGGTGTATTTAGATTTGTATCAAATTCTTCAAAGCTGGGGGAGGATGAGGATGAGGAAGGATTCCTTGGTAAGATAGGTTTATTTATTGATACCGCTAACCAAGTTGTTCAGTTTGGAGGGGTTGTTTGGAATAATGTTGAATCCACGATAGCTCAGGTTGAATCTCTTGGAGAGTGTTTCCAAAAATTCAAAAATTCAATGAGGTATCAAAGAAGTCTTGAGCGGGGGGAACTAACCCCTGAGCAGATGACCTCAGTTGTTAATTCGGAGTATGCTACCTATAAGCAACAAGCCGCAGATGCACAAGATTTTATAACCCAAGTAGATGAGGTTATCTCTAGGATTGATGCTACTCTTTCAGCAAGACTCTTAGATCCTAGCTTAGAGCCCACTAATGAAGAGCCTGAGGAACCAACTGAGCAAATATTTAGGTTGGAGGCTGGTCCTCCTGAAGCTAAGTCGGGTAAGTTTTTGTTATCTGTGGATGGTCTGTATTATGACTCCCAAACCAGTGGAATTGTCCCTGCCCTGTTAGAGCTTGAGAAGAGGGAATCCAACCTTCAGACAGATCAGAAGTGGAAACTTGAATTTGATCCTAATCTTGGAGGAAGAGGTATCCCAACTTCCATGAAGGATTTAAATGGTTATTTCGATACTATTCTTGATCCAAATATCTTGGACGAGTCCCCTCCTTTAAGACCCTATTACAATGAGGATATACTTTTACAGAACCTTATCGGTCAAAAGAATAGAAGAATTTATGATGTTTCTGGGGAGATAGATACCCAGCAGGATGAAGGGGCATCTGTAGCGATTATATCCAACCTTCGTCAAGTTATGCTATCAGAAGCCTCAAGGTTTATGAGGCATATAAACAAAAGAAAGAAGCAAATAGAGCTAGCGGTCAAGATGCCTGTTATCTATGGGAGAGGAAGTATGTTCTCCCCAGGTGAAGTCCCCGTTAATGACTTCTCTTACCTGGAAGGTATTAATTTCTTGTTGGATGTGGAGAAGCAAAGACAAATATCAATAAGCCAATCGGATGTTGATGGTGTAGTAATGCCCATTTCAACAAAATACACTCAACAGATCGAAGAGAGTAGTGATGTGGCATTAAACCATCTTTTAGTTGCTAATGTTGGAAAGTCCTCAATTGTTGACAACGCTCCTTCAGGCACTGCCCCAAGTATTTCTGTGAATGCGGAGATTGCACAGAATGGTCTTGTATCCCTTTATAACTTTTTAACTGTTAAGTCTGATAACCCTTCTGGGTCGGACTTTGGGGTGTTCAACGGGACAAACTTGGGAATTGATTATAATTCCCAAATGATAGGTAAAACTAAAGATGTGTTTAATCTGGGTTTAGGGGTTCCTTACTTAAGTGGCATTGCCATGTTGAATAATGCCCAACCCGAAGCTGTTAGTGCTGTTGGGAGTTATGTAAAGCTTCCTCAAAAGTCTGAGTTTCAAGATTTGTTTTATAGTAGGGCGGGGGCAACTTTTGAGTCCTGGGTTCATATACCAGACTTCGCTCAGTATGACTTAGGTAATGCAGCATCTGGCCTATACAGGTTAATCCTAGCTAACGAAAATGTGGGTATTGGGGTTGGAGCATCCGCCCAAGAAGATATTTTAAATCTGTCTAGGGATAGTGGGACAGGCTTTACCAGAGGTCTTATCTATGGGTTTACTAGGGATAAGAGGTTTACAGAGGGTAAACCACCTTCCAATCTAACTTCTGAGAATCCTCCATCAAACTCTGTTTTAGTATTAGCTCCAACACAATCCTATGATATTTCTAGTGCTGGGTTCGTAGTTAAAAAAGGCTCAGGGTGTCGGTCAACTTCCTCATGGGACGGGATGTCTGTTAGGGTATCCAGCACTATAGGGGGCGTAACTTTATCTTCGTGTAAGGATGAGTTTTGTCATTTAGTCTTTACTGTATCCCCTGAGGATAATGAAGTTAACCTGTATCTAGACTCTGTTAACATCGCTACTTCCTCCTACCAAGATGTTTTTGGAGTTGATGGTTCGAGGGAGACCGCAAAACTGCCCTCAGTCTTTCAGGACAACTCATTTGAGTATAATACTACAAAAGTAAGTCCATCTTCAATTGAAGCTTTGAAATATGGACCAGCGTTAGATCGTTACTTTACTCCTTGGATTATTGGTGGAGGGTATACCGATGGTAATCCTGACGGTAACTTTATGGGAGGATCCTACGGAGGTAAGGTCAGTGGATTGAAGGGCAATGTCGGAGGTGTCAAGATATACTCTAGATCCTTAACTCCTTCAGAGATTAAAGGGAACTACGAGGTTACCCAGAACTTCTTTAAGAATATTATTGTATCAGGGATAAACTAATATGGCAACACCAACTACCACAGATGTTTACGGAAAAGTAGTTTCTTTTAAGGCTAAGAAAGACTTAACTTTAAAAGATCCAAAAATTAAGGGATTTAAATACCCTTTTGAAAAAACTCCCGGTAAAGGGTACTTTTCAGAGCAAGCGGGACTTAACTTAATTAAGTCAGGCATTAAAAGTCTTGTAAGGACTACGCGAGGGGAGAGGTTTATGCTACCTGATTACGGGTGCAACTTGAAGAAGTTTTTAATGGAACCTTTAGATCAAACTACATTTAGTTTAATTAAAGAAGAGATTGAGATTTCTATTCGTAAATATCTTAAAGCTGTAGCGATTGAGAAATTGGTAGTTAAAGAGACTATTTCTGGTAATTTAAATGTAAGTTTAGGTTGTTCCTTAAGAGACTCAGAGGCTACAAAGTTTGGAGTAGGAGTTAGGATATAATGGTTGTTTTTTCTGGGACTGTTCAGTCTGATTTTCAAAAGTTTATACCCGCTAAACTTGAGGATAAGGTTAAGCTGCTGGATTTCGCAGCATCAGATTTCGCTACGTATAGGGACACTCTGTTAGACTATGTTAAGGCTAATTTTCCTTTAGATTACAACTACTTCGAGGAATCGGACTTCGGCATGTTGCTTGTGGAGTTAATGGCTGCTGTAGGGCACATACAATCTCATAAGTCGGATTATTTAGCAAATGAAAATTTTCTTAGAACAGCTTCCGAGAGGTCTAGTGTTCAGAAACTTTTAGAGCTTATTGGCGTGAGGATGAAAGGCCCCATTTCGGCGGTAGCAGACGCTTCTCTTACATTTGTTGCTGGGGTCAATGGCACCAGTAGCATCACCCTGACCCCAGATCAAAGAGTCATTGCTACAACTTCCCCAGAGGATGGTGCAGCCGTCACCTACACAATCTACAAGGTTAATCCTAATGGCACTGTGGATTTAGACTCCAACTCCCACAGTATTGAGTTTAATTTTAGCGAAGTAGATGCCGGGGACACTGTTACGGTTGCTAGTGCTGTCCTAATGGAAGGTGCATTAGCAGTTGAAGGGGGAACCTTTGGGGGAGGGGACGCAGTAAAGACAGTTAACTTAACTCAAAGTCCCTACGTTGAAAAGAGTGCTCAAATTTTTGTAGATGGGACTGCTACAACCAGAGGTATTTACACAGAAGAAGAAAATATTTATTTCGCATCGGGGGCGAGTGACAAAGTTTTCCAAGTAACCACGGACCAAGATTTTCGAGCATCTATACTTTTTGGAGACAACACGGTAGGGATGTCTCCCGCAGTTGGAGATACTTATTCAATCAGTTATAGAGTGGGTGGGGGCACCAGAGGTAATGTAGCAGCAGGATACATCAACGCTGTAGCTAATGGCACTACTAACAAGGGTGACATACCGTCCGTAACTATTCAAAACTCCAGTATAGCTACAGGAGGCACAGACGCAGAATCCGTAGGCAGAGCTAGAAGGTATGCCCCGTTATACTTTAGAAGCCAGGATAGGATTGTTACTTTAGCTGATTATAAGGCATTTGTCAACTATTTCACTTCTAATTATGGCTCGACTGGGAAGGGCACAGCCTCAGTAAGGAGGGCTTACTCATCGGCTAATATTATTGATGTATTTGTTTTAGAAAAAGCTTCTGATACCCAATTAAAGAGAGCCACCAGGGAATACAAGAGGCAGCTACTAGAAGCAATGGAGCCTAAGAAAATGATTTCGGACGAGCCTGTTATTGTTGACGGATTAATTCGTACGATAGATTTGCAGGTAGGGATTACTATGGACAGGGAGCTTAAATCAGTAGAGCCCCAAATGGTAAGTAGAGCCAGAACGCTAATAATGGAGTACTTTAATGTTGATAACCGAGACTTTGGGCAAGAGTTTATACCCCAAGATGTTGTAAGGGCAGTTCTTGAGGGAGAACCTCGAATTAGATTTGCGACGGTTGATAATATTCAAGCCGATGCTATTGTCTTAGACTTTAATGAAATTATTCAATTGAATAACTTAACCATAACTGCAAGATATATCTAATGGCTGGTAAGAAGTATCTATTAAATCAACCTTATTTTAAGCCTAATTACTATGAGGCTGTGAAGTATATCGTACCCCAATATCTTACTGATGACGATATAGAGTCCTTTGGTAAAACTACTGACCCGAAGGACTTAGTAATAAACTCACACATCCGATTAGCAAATGATTTATCTTCAGCGTTAACGGTTAGTGGAGTGGAGAATACTGCTTATAGCGGCATCTCCTCTCTCGAAGGCATAACTCCTTACTTTATTAAGCAGAACGAGTTAACAGACATTACACCAGACTTATTTGAGAGAAAAATATTAAACAAGCTTTCTAGATCCTTTTTGGACTTCACCACCAGTGCTGATTTCTACACCTATATCTCTGGAACACTTTTACCCTCTATTCGGGTTAATGACCCAACTGCAAAATTCGAGTCTTCTCATAGCCCCTCTGATACTCACATATATCTTATTGAAAATCTTTCATGGATGTATTTCCTAAACACGACTGGGACAAATTATAATCCTCATGAATATGTTTCGGAGACAATTGCCAAAAAACTTTACCCAGGGAACTCCATCCAACTTAACGATGCTTTAAAAGGCGTAGCGGAACATACATGGAAAAATGGATTAGGGTTTTACCCCTCAATATTTGCTAGTTCCACGGATTCCTACTTGAGCGGAACCCAGCAACTAGATAAGTTAAAAACTTGGATAGATGTTATCTATTCCCCTTTATATGCTGATAGGGCTGATTTTACTGTAAGAGATAGGTTTGAATCTTTTTCTGACTATGGGCTTTTAACTCAGGAAGAGATTCCTAATGGACCATTTACAAGATTCTTACGAGCACTTTCATTTTTTGCTTTCGACATTAACAATATAAACGAAACCTTAGGTTCCCTCTATGATCTTGATGATTGTCCAGATGAATACTTACCGTTAGTAGCGGAGTTGATTGGTTGGGATTTATTTGGATCTGATCCAAGTAGATGGAGGCTTCAGCTTAGGAATGCAGTAAAAGTCTATAAAGCCGCAGGGACTAAGAGAGGATTTCAGATAGCAATGAATTCTGTGTTTCCAAAGGATGTAATTCCAGTGGAAACCTATGTTACCGAGTTACATGAGTCCTATATTCCCTACTTGATTTACTACGCTCTAGCTACAGAATCTTCTTATTTTAAATCCCCTGAAAATTGGACTAACCAATTAGCGGTAGATATGAAGGTATCTGGGTATACCCCTTCGAGTGTGGATACCAATATCAGGTATGTGGTCGATAGAATTTTATATGAAACTTATGAAAAGTTCTCAGCATACTTTGAGGATATCCCAGGTAAGGAAAATGGGTTTTTCTACAGGGGAAGATTATTCCCTATGCCCCCATTCGAAGAGTATCCTTACTATGTAAACTTTGAACTCAATAAAGATATTATATATTTTATTGCGGATAGGTTAGCTTGTTTTGGGGTTAGGGATGGGTTTGTTAGAGATTTCATTTCCTATGTGACCACTAATACTCTTGATAATGATGACGAGCCTAGAACCTCAAGTTTCTTATTCTTCACATCAGGGTATAATGAAGCTCCAAATGTTAGCAGGTTAGTTTCTGACCTTAGTAATGAAAAATTTGAATATGTTTCTTTATGGTCGGGGAAATCCTCCCACTTTAAGGTTGTTTTAGATGCTTCTTCCTATGACTTCAATAAAACTGGTCTAGACCTCTCTGAGCCCAACTCTGGGGACGCATTCAAGATAGCTGCTAGAATCACCAGGAAGTTTGCCCCTGGACACGCTATTCCTTTGGTCAACTTAGAATTAGCCCATAATGATCCTCTAGATGTCCAGGATACTAAGTTAGTTCCCCTAATACTACCGAATAAAGTTGAGGTGGAGCAAGGTAAGAATTACTTCTCAAAGGCACTTAATTTAAATTCTTATAAGAGGGGTCTTAACCCTGGTGGGACGGTTATTCATAGGTCTTCAACTAAATCTAAGGGAACTTCTGAAATACGGAACGGTAGTTTAGTAACCACCATCCCTAGAACTAGTATAAGAAGAAGGTCTTATGAGAAACTAATGCCTTTCAATGGGTATTACGATAGGACTGGCTTCAATATGCCTGTCAAGTTTAACATGGATACGGAACCCAGTGCTGTGACTTTAGGGATGATCCCGAGCAGCTTAACTTTTACTCCTATCCCAGATCATGTTAATCTGCCAGCGGTATGGTCCCAATGTGAAGATTTCAATTCAGTTAACAAATACTACGAGTATTCTGTGAGTAATACTCTTGCTACGAGAGGAGACAAACCTACTCAGAAAAAGAACTTAGTTATTTTTGCTGGGCAGAGCAATATGAATGGGAGAGGGACCTCCGCAGTAGATCCTATTACTGGAGTTAATTGGTATAACTATGATACTGATAGCTTCTCTAGCACGATTGTCCCTCTTCAAAATACGGATATCAATACACAAGCTGGAGACCCAGATCTCCCGGTTACGTTTGGGTCAAGACCCTATTGGGGACCAGAGATAAGGTTTGCCCAACGTCTTAAAGAGAGAGGGGATCCACGTAACACTTATATGCTTAAGTTTTGCACTGATAACTCCTGGGTGATCGACCCCACTGCAAAGAATGTTAAGAATTTGTCTGGGGCAGCAACCGCCGGAACTTATATATCTCCTGGTGTAAACTCTAACTGGTGTCCGTCTAGTGACAGGTTATCCACCTTATGGGATAGATTTGCTTCTAGCATTGGAAACTGCATAGAGGCTATGGGGGGCATGTCTCAAGTAAGTAGTGTATACCTTATGTGGAATCAGGGGGAGACTGAAGCTGCCCGAGGCCAAGATAGTAATTCCATAGCTGCCCTACACAGGGCAGCTACCGAATACTTTTTAGATAACGCTAGAACGCTATTCCCAGAACAGAATTTTAGGATCTTAAGGGTTTTAATAAATAACTCAATGGGTGACGGTTCGGAGCCAGACTGGCTCTACTACCCTAATGGCCTGTATAGTAATTTTTCTTCGTGCTTAAACGCTACTGGGGGAGGGTGTAAAGTCACTAGCAATGAAGAGTTGGCGACAGCGTTGTATGGGCAGTCAACTTCCGACCCTGGCTCCTACGGCAACTGGTCCTGGTCCTCCTTACCTACGGTCAGGAGTGGGCAGCAAGCCATGAACACCTCTAGGTATGGGTATTTACTGGATGTGGACACTGTTGCCATTGACTCTGCGGACGGGGGAGCGGCAGGACCCGCAGCGTCAGGGGCGGCAGTTGGTGGGTTTACTCAATACATAGCTGGTGCAGGATTCCAACTCTCTGCTACTCAGTATTATGTGGAAGGAGAATATCAACACCAAAATATTCACTACACAAGTGACGGGGTAACTATCCTAGGGGAGAGACTTTATGATCAATTTGAACTTGATCTCTCATCACTGACACAGGTTTCTTCACAAAATGTGAGACTCGATAGGGGGGATCTCCCAGGAATATACTCGGTGATGCATAGTGCTCAAGAAAAGAGAAAGCTAATAGAGGCAAAGCAGTCTTACGGTATAGTGGATTCTTACACTAATTCAGTTAGTAATGTGTATCAATCCTACGCTAATAGTGCAACTGAAAACGGGGGATTCCCCAATTCGATATCGGATTATTATAACTACTCTTTTGGTAGGGACTTGCACAGGTTGTATAAAATATATGCGACTGAGTTTAACAGGCACCAACTAAATCCAGGTATTCAAAAGTTGGATGGTGCTAACCTTTTTTCTCACATATTTGGTCCCACGCTGTTCAACCACGACTTTGAGAAGTTGAGTTTTGATTCAAATTCTATTTTAGTCTCGTCTTTATCAGCGGTAACCGAGATGAGTCCCTACTCTCCTGCGTTCCAAGGTTCGATGGCATACATTGCTAGTGGGGCCAATGACATGTATTTGGATACTTTTGAGAGGGTTTTATCTGGGGCAGTTAGTGGGGTGGAGCTTATCCATACCTCAGGATCTCTTGAAAATAATAGTTTCTCTTTGTTTAGAGTTAATAACCTTTTCAAGAAAACTACTGATGATCCTTACATGTTCGATAACACGTTCGTAATGTCTCGATCATCTATAGGAGGTCTTCCCAGGGTTAGATTTAATTTGAAAAAATACAACGGCCCTTCCGACAGGCCAATAAGAACGAATTTCTTACTTCCAGATCACGAACATAGAGTTAGTGTTAGAACATTAGTGTCTGATAATCTTGGAGTGAATTTTGGAGGTCGTCAAATAGGCATTTGGTTGCATACTGCTCCTGAGCTAGGGGAAATGTGGTCGTATACTAAAAATGGATGGGAACAGCATAGTGCTCTGGTGGGCAGATCCAATGTCGTAAGGGATTACTCCCATATATTTACGATGCCTTTGAGAACCAAGGATGAAGTGGAATCTGAAGTTAATAGGTTGGAATGTATTGATTTAGTTGTAGGGGGACCTACTAATATCTCACCTGTGTCCAGGCTTCGTAAAGAAGATTTTGAAGAACTAACTTTGGATTTCCATACTATTAATCGACACTTAGTATTGCCTAGGGAGTATAGAGCCAATACAGGATTACTGCATAGGAGGGATCAGAACTATATTATTGAAGTGTTCCTACTTCCAAATGGTCAAAATGATAAGTTTATGCTGTTAGATGCAGTTGAAGTTCAAAATATGACTCTCAAGAAGCTATCTGAGATGTTTGTTAACGGTAAGTATCAAGACCCTCTGTGTGTAATGCCTAATGTTATAGGTAATTGTCCTGAAAATCGTGTTGAGTTCTCTAAAGATGACATTAGAAAAGTTTTTAGGTTCTTTAATAATATTTCAGGGAAGAACTCAGCCGTAGGGTTGGCTTCCAGAGACAAGAATGAGACTAAGGCTATAATGGGGCCAGAGGGAGGCTCTAGATTAGATTATCGTCGTAAGGTTGCTTTTGATACCGCGATTTGGACTCAGATTTTGGGTACTAGCATATTTGGGGTATTGAATCAGATAAATATAGATGTGTAATGTTCTTACAAGGATTAGGAGAAACAATAACTGACCTACTTACGGTAAATCCCGAATATGCGGATTTACCGTCAGCTAGTTCTATCTTAGATGCCTCTAACTATACTTTCCAAGCTTTGACCTATGGGAAGGATGCTGACGGGTTTAACTACCATGCCCATATGGTAACAAGTGTTGAGTTCATTGACAGTAACCCAAGCAACAACGCAAGCTCATATAATGCTGGCAGGTTTGTAGCGGAGTCGTATACTTCTGGTACACCTTTATACTATGCATCCTATAATGTTTCAGCTGTGCAACGTCTTGGGGTAACCGTTAGTTCGATTTACTATGATAGCGATGGAGAACAGCAGCCTCTCAGGAAGGGGGAAGTTTATGGACAACCTTTTTCCTCAATATATAGCTCTATTCCGAACTATCCTCACATCTCTGATACCCGATTGGAAAGAGGCAGCACTGCTCCTAGGGAGGTCTCTTCTTTCTCAGCCACTCCCCCAGATTTAGGACACTACATTAATTCTTGGTTAAACCCAGACCTTAGTTCGATTTGGAATGTTTTAGGGGGGTTCGCTCCTCCTAGTGGAGCAGAGGTAGATTGGTATTTCAGTAGTATAGGGAGAGCAAATGCTTACTGGTCGGGAACCATAAGCGGTATGTATAACTACTACAAGTTAGTAGACAAAAATGGGTATGTTACTTTTAATCCGACAAGGAATTTATTAGATGGTAATGTAGGTGCTAATATCCATAAAGGTATTACTATATTCAGTAGTGTTCTTGCAGGTCCTGGGACGGGTCAAGTTGGGGTAGCTGCGGTGCCTCAGAGAGGGGACGCTACTGTGTTTGCATTATTTGGAGGAATTCAACATATTGGACTTTATTGTTTAGACTTGAAGTCTATGCTTTCGTCTGGATTAATGCCCCCATATGGGTGGAATGCTCTAAATAACAACAGGAAATATAAATTGGTTGCTAAAGTTACTTACTTTGATAACTTAATACTTCATAATGATTATACAGACAATTCAGGACTTCAATTACTTAACACTGGTGGGGATGTGACCATTTTAGGTTCTCCCATTTCCTTGCTAAATAACAAGGGTCCAACAATAGCTTTATCGTTAAATTTTACTTAAAATGTACAAATCTTTTATAGAACAAATTGGCATGAGAGGGCACCTTACGATCCATAAAGTTAGGGAGGGTGAGGAAGAGCTAGTATATGATGAGGATAATGTGATCGTATCTGGCTTTGGATGGTCGTTAGCTCATCTGTATGGATTAGTGGGATCCACAAGTATTGTGGATTATCAAATTGACAGGTTTCAGCTGGGTGTTAGTGGCTGGTCGGGCAATCAAGTAAGTTCTACGTATCAGCTGTCTGGGTCCTTGTCCTCCACACCAGAATATACGAGTAACGGGGATAGCAACTTAGATGCTGTTTCTTCAGTAGTTTATCTTACAGCGGGAACCTCTCAGCGTCAAGTGGTATCTAAGATACCCTATTCTAAGGTTACTAAAGTTGATGATCGTTCAGTAAGGTATACGATATTTATTGATGAGGATTCTTGTAACAATATTCAACGGCAGGGTAATGATGCTCCGCTCAATGAAATAGGTCTTTTAGTAAAGAACCCTAGGGGTAAAACAGACGACGAGTCTGTTTTAGTAGCCTATAGGTATTTTAATAATATTACCAAGACCTCTGACTTTGGTCTTGTTTTTAGATGGACAATATCATTTACGTAAAATGTTAAATCCAAGTGATGTTTATGTGGAAGGTGGAACTGATGACTTATTAGTCTGTTGGACTAAGAATGTCACCAAGTATGACGCTAGCTCCTTTTATAATTGGGAGATGGACAATCTTCCACTTCATGATTTAGAGGAGAGAACCCATCTTCTTTGGGAGAGATTAGGTCACCCAACTTCTGCTATTACTGGGATGTCCTTCATTGTTTCTGGGGACGCTACCTCGTCCTGCAACCCTCTTTATTTTGTAGACTTAAGTTCATGTTTGGCGGCATTGCCTGAAGTTATTAACTGCCCAATTTTAATTGAAGTTGCTAGCTTTGGCAATCTAGGAAGTTTAGAACTTTCTAATAAAGTTTTCGGGCCAAGAGGAGCTTTGGAGATTGTCAATAGAAACTGTGCTTTTGCCCCGGTTATAGACTTGGATAATGAGCAAATGTCCGTAGAGAGGATTAGCTCGAATTCCAACAGCACTTTAGGCTTTGGGTTAGCAGAGTATGTAAGTTCCCTTCATGTAAATGGCGAAACATCACCAGTTTCGTGCCCAGGAGTTTCATTTGATGCTTACAACTCCTATATGTATACCAATGGTCAAAAAACCAGTAGTGCTGTAGATACTGCGCTCTTTGCAGATGTGCGCTGGCAACCGAGTCCTGCGGGAAATCAAGGAACTAGCTTGTGCCGCCCATATGTGTTTACTAGGAAGGTTGGAGAGAATCAAGCTGGTGGTGTTTTAACGGGTAGCGTAAGCTCCAATGTTGGGGGAGGTCCTTTTAATACTGCATCAAACTGGCAAGCGGCTAAGTTTCTCCGGTTCGATACCTATGACGAGGACAAACGAACTGCTGGTGGCGACGATATGAATATTTACGACGCCAGTACTATTAATGAGATAACGAATAATGTGATCTGGCCCGTTACAGGTGCAACAAACGAGAGTAGTGCTAAAAACGCAGCTGCTTCTTTTGCATACTTTAACCATTTAAATTTTATTAAAGTTAAGAATTGCAATGGTCCTGTTTATATTAGAAACTTTGCTGTGGATGGGGCAAGAACCCGAGAGAAAGGGATTGAGATTACTGACTCCACAGTTTATTTAGAAAGATGCTCCGCTTCAAGATGCACTCAGGCTGGATTGTTCGTTTCCAATTCTAATGTTAAACTTCTCAGAGGCTTTGTAGCATTTAGAAACTATGGATTTGATGGGGGGTCAAGAGTTGGTATTCCATGGAAATCTAAGATTACATCCTACGACACTCTTGAGTCCTATGGGGCAGGTATTTACGCAGAAAATTCAACAATTGATGTGAAATCTACTTACGCTAGGGATATGCAAAAGTCTTCGGAAGCTTCGTCCCTTGTGTATAAGGTTGCTGATTATGGGGACGGTGGTGCTCGTAATTTGCCATGTCCCGAACAAGAAGCTTTATACTGTCTATCAAGGAATGATATAGGGATACACGCTGTTAACTCTAACATTACTGGGGGTAGGACTGAACTTAACGGTTCAGGATCTTTATCCTGGCAGGATGCTACTCAACTATTTGTTGAGTTAAACACAGAAGCAGGGGCTAGATTAGATAACTGCAATTTAAATTTGAAGGGAAGATTCCTGGCATATGGTAACTATTTTGGAATAGATGCATTAAACAGCAAGCTGTCCTTTGATTTCTTTAAAGGTTACGCAAATCAGAAGGATGCGATGAAACTGGATGGTTGCTCCCTGGTTTATAACAATAACACTTATTCCGGGTTCCTAGGTGCTGCTAATTATGACTCTGCCAGAACTGAGTATCTTCAACATCAGGTAACTTTCCTTCTTAATGGAGGGGCAATCCACGCTAAAAACTCTACAATAGAGCCAGTATATGTTAGCTCTATGCCGGATATTTACCAAAGTTTCTTCGTATCGGGAACCCACGGAGTTTACAAGGATTCGGTTGGCTCGACTAGGAATGCTAAACCCGCTATACGACTAGAGGGGACTAAGCTGGACGCTATCCATGCTGCAATATATACCGAAGGTAATGGCGATAGGTTTGAACCTTGTTTTGGAGAAGCGATTGCCGCAGAGGATGGATCCCAAGTATTCTTAAGAGGTTCAAAGCAGTTTGCAAACAAGATTTTTGGAGGGAACAGTAATACAGCGCAACATAAGAGGGCAGCTTTATACGCAGGAAACAACTCGAAGATATCACTTCAAGGCCCCACTGTTGTGGCCCAATTTGGAGTAGATGCACTGATTGACAACAACTCGGAGTTAGAGATATGTCCTTTAAGGGATTCTGAAGGCACCCTACTAGCCTCCTCGTTTGCTCTTAGTGACCCAGGCAACCACACTAAAGTTGAGCTACATTCTACTAGAGCTTGTATTGTAGCAGATAATAACTCAGTGGTAAATATTGAGGATTTAGGGTCATACAGAAATCTTTGGCCTGGGCAGACATACGGTGATGGTTTAGATTTAAGCAGGTTTGATTACCTACAAACGGGGGATACGGCAACAGTTCCCTACACTAGTCAGGTTAGCGGAGGTTATCTACAGTTATACCCTAATGGGTATGTCCAAACAGGCGAAGATTTCTTTTCCGTCAACCCTGGGGTTTCTCGTCGAAATTTCCAAAATACTACTTGGCCTCCTATTGATCAGTATTACCTTTATGCAGTTCAGGACAATGGAGGAGACTTCGGGATTTCGGCTGTTACTACAGGGGGCATGAGCGTAAGAGCATTAAATCAGAGTGAAATAAATGTTTTAAATACTCATTTCCCTGCGGGGTTTGCTCAGTCTTCCTCAATTATATACGACTTTAGCGGAGTTGATGGGTTAGAGGAAGCTTGCACTAGGTTCCCCATTTGGAATATTGCAGATGACTCATTACTAAGAGCTAGTTATCTGTCGGTTAGTGGGCAGCATCCCCAGGATGCCGGGTATGTTGGACCTTCGGGGAGCTGGTTTGGGGCTTCTTCTGCACCTTCCACTACTCCAGATACGAGCAGTTTGTCTTTACTAGATTTCTACGGGCCTGGACCTAATAACCAAAACCTATTTTCTAAAGGTGCAATTAGAAATTTTGGTCCGTTTAGACTGTATTTCTCAGTAGATCCCTTGGCAAATTACTTAGTGGATCCTAACAATGGAGTTAGTGGGTATGCTACCCAGGTGTTCTCCCAAGGATACCATTTCTCAGGGTCTTTATCCTCTCCTGGGGATGTAAGTGCATTCTATGTAAAGGCATTATTCCAGGACCCAGATACCCTTGTAGTGTCCGACACAGGATTCCATTATGCTGGAGATATAGTGCATAGTCCAAAAACAATAAAGGCATTTCTTGATGATTCTGCCGCTAATACCTTTGCAAACGCAAAACATAATTCCGTTGGTAAGTCTAATTTGGCGACGGTAGTGGCGATATATGATCCTTATGATAAGGGCTTTGGTGGGGACTCTCTTTCAGATAAGGATAAGGGAAGAGGTGTAGCCTCAGTAAATAATTTTGATTTAAAGAAGAGTAACTAATGGCGACTAGGTATTTTGATTCTGGTAATCGTTTCACTGATCCGGTTAGGTATTTTAAAGCTAACGACCCTTATTACTATGAGGTTGACAATATCCCCGTTAAGCAACTCGAAGAAAATTCGAAATGGCTGAAGGATCAGGTAGATGGTATATTAAAAAACTTAAACTCCCAGGGGTTCGATAGGGATTTGTTTTCGGAGCTTAAGCCCTACGTTACGGGTGCTGATTCTAAAGTTAAAGTTCTTCCGGGGCGGTTCACAGCAAGGATCAATGATGCATACACTAAAGCCCCACTACAAGTTATAACTCAGACTCTTGGTACGGGGAATAACAGTCTTGATGAGGTTAATCAATGGTCCGTTCAAACTGTAAAGGGTGCTGATGTTTCTGCTGCTTTGATGAAGTGGCAAGAGGAAAAGGTCGAAAACGCAACCTTAATGAATGGTTTGTTCGAACGGACCTTCGTTTACCCCATGAAGAACAATGACCTACCTGGGGAGGGTGTGGACACGGGGGATCCTACTATATTGGACGGGAGCACTAATGGGCTTTTATCCGGTAGGGCTAGTTGGCCTGGACTGAAGGGCTATTTACAAACTTTTAAAACTAGTGATTTATCAAAGGCTATTAGCAACCCCGAAGTTACTGGTAACTTTGTGGACGCATTTAGAAACCAAGGCAGAATTGAATCCGATTTTATAAAGAGATGGCGGGGTGCTGTAAGGACCGCAGTTGTAGATGTTCCTACCGAATTAGAGCTAGAAATTCCAAGGTTCTCTAGCGAAGATTTTTATTATTATGATGATAACGGCAATAAGCAATCGCTTACTTCATCCCAAAGGATAGACTTATTATTCATTTATTCTAAACCTATTGATCAAAGTGAAACTAAGGTGGCATCCTACACTAATGGAGTTCCTAAAACTTTGACTGCTCCAACCCTTGGAATCGTGAAGGGGGCTGGCATTGGTGTGAACAGGACTACTTCTCTCACTAATGTAGATGAGGGTGATTCAGTAAATCTTCAAAGTTTGGACGGTGTGACTTTAATGTTGCCCAATGTCTCCGACAGATTGGCCCCGGACACAGGATTTGCTACTTCAGCGGGCGCAGGACAAATACGGGGATCTTTCCCTTCTCCTGACGATTTAATGAACCTAGCACCCCTCCTCTCAGAAAATTTATCAACTACTTCTGTGGCGTTAATTGGTCAGTCTATTCTTCCGGTTGCCTACATTGTGGTTAAGGAAATAGCTTCGCCCAATGCGTTAGGACAACCAATAATAACTAAGGAAGATGTCATTGATATTCGTCCTTTCTTTAGAACTACAGAGTTAGCATACAACGAAAGAGCGGGGATCGCGGCAGCAACTCCCCAGGTTTCGATAGCTAACCCCGTTGCCTCGGAGGGTTATGTTGAACAGATACGCACTGATATAATCAGAGACTATAAAGGTCTAGCGGGAACAGTTGAGAGGTCTGCTAGAATAGTGGGTGCTGGTTCTGTTAAGGGAGGAATGCTATATGGCGTAGAGGGAGCATTAGCATCTTACCTTAAGGATCAGTATAATATAACGACCTTAAATGGAGCTAAAGCTCAGGTAGAGCAAAGGTATGGTTACCAAACTAACTCTGTCCCACTCCTCCCAGATTGGGACGTGGCTCGATGGTGTGAGCAAGGTAGTTTTACAAGTAAAGGTGACTACCCCAATGATAGAATTAATTATTTCCAATGGGGACTAGGAGGAACCCAAACCCCTCAACAGGCATTAAAGTATTCAGTGTTTCAAACGAAGCCTAATAACTTTGGAGCAGCTTTAGACCCTGCGTTTACTTCTACCACTAACAGGGTAGATAGGCTTGCGACTGGTAAGTTCTTTCATGCTGAAAGTTGGAATAGTGGCATTGATAATGAAGGGGATTTCGGAATAGCTCAATTTTACTTTGTAAAGAAAACTATTAGAATTGATAGAAGTGCTATTGGGTGGGCAGACGATTACCATGTTGCTGCCCAGTTGGCTAACTGTGTTCCCCTTACACAAAGAGCAAATAGCTCTACCACAACAAACTTTTTCACTAATGCGGGTGGGGTATCCAATGTTTGGGTAGAGAAGAAGCAAAACGAGTTTACAATCTTTGTAGCTTGGGTAGGGTCAAATACTTTTGCTACGGGTGACGGAACTAGTCCTGCCCCATTCAATGAGTTAGTTAGTCCTGCTGCGGATAGAGATAATGGGAAGAATTTTGCTGGGTTTGCAGTTATTAATTCAGATATTATGACTGCTCCTAACCCTAATGGGGCTTTAGTAGGGACCGGAACCGAATCTGTAACTTCAGGGGTTGCAATTTATCCCACAATTAATTTCCAAGTATATGGAATTCCTCCTAATGTAGCTTCTAACGGAAGCTCAGTCTTTGGAACTAATAGTGTTCTGACCTTAGTGTAATGGCTGGTATTAGGTTTGGCTGCGGTGAGTTTGTTCCTGGTGGGGAGCCTATCACCGTAGATCCAATCCAGCCACCAGACCCTCCTATACTTATTCCAACTGGTCCTGGAACTCCTAAAATTCCTGTCCTGGTCCCAGACCCTCCAATACAGGATAAGTGGAAATGTGTTAGGATATCTCCTGGGGATCCCGAGTATCAACCTCCTAACCCCGGATTCAGGTATGTTAACGGGTATTGGAAATGTAGGAAATGCGATGGGATAGGTCCCAACCCTCCTTCTAACGACCCAGAGTGTATTCATTTTTCTCTAGATGCTTGCATGGCTGCTTGCCCTTCTCCTCAGGTTCCTATTAGGGAAGGAGGGGGTCCCGGTGAGGTGGTCCCTCCTGGAGATCCTGGAGGTCGTGGTGGTCCTGCTACACCCGGAGGTCCTGGTGGTCCGTCTACCCCGTCTACCCCTACAACCGGCGCGGGCGTTGTTCCTGGATACCTATGCCAGCAGATGGTAAGAATATGCCCAGAGGATGTGGGGTTGCCCCAAAGTCAGCAAAGAATCCTTAGCGTATCCCATCAGTGTGTTAGGTGCAGTCCTTATAATCAAAATCATGGGACTTCTCTATCCGCGACAACTACCCCTAAGGTTGTGGGGAATTCAGCAGTATACTTTAATAGAACTGCCTGTGCTTTTAGGACACCCCAGGAATGTGATGCAGCATGTCCCCCAGGCCCAATAACTACAGGTAATTTTGTTACAACTTGTGAGCGTCCTAATGTTTCAGTTCTAATACCAGATCCTATTGTAAATACATCAGTTAGACCTGTAAATGTTTTGGAAGAGACCAACCAATCCTCAGGGGGTAGGCCAATAAGTGTCAACGTAGTGAATGTAAGTTTGGACCCTTCAATTGAAACTTCTCAAGCTACAGTTGCTAATACTCCACAGACTGAAGTATATGACAATAGTTATAATTTCTTTGAAAGAAAAGGCTCTAGGGAGATTTCAACTTTTAAAAATAATACTACTTACCCTAGTATATTTACTCCTGAAATGTATGCTACTGTAGCGACCCTTATTGAAAAGGGTAACTCGACTGCTGTGTGGGATGAAAGCAATCTATTCGCGGTAAGCAATGATTCGATTAAATTTAGTTTGCAACCTGCTTTACTATCCGCATTTCGGCGTATACATTTACCAGGGGGTCAGTTAGTAGGTGAAGATGTTTTCATAGAAGTTGTTAAAAAGCACTTGCTGGAAGGAACTTTATCGGAGTTTAACTCTGATCACTATATTGACTTGGCTAGAAGGCAGACTGCGGATTCCAGGATTAAGTATAAAGGGTATTCAGATCCTACTACCTCTGAAAAAGCAGCTTTAGGTCTACTCTCAGTGGGGTCAGTTGTAGCAGATCCCGATGCTCATATCAACCTTCGTAAGAGAGAAATTAGAAGACAGAGAAGATTCAATACAGATATTAATGCAAACTGCATTACAGAACCTTTGAGTAATGAGGGATTACCAATGTATCTAACCGATGCAGGTATCCCTGTTGAGAAAATAGATCAAAGTGAAGCTGCTGTCCCAACGGGGGATGGGGATGGTTACTATATGGATATCCAAAAGTCTGATGGGTCTCATGTGCCTTTGGTTACTACCTCTGATTATTCCAGCACTTACTATGTCCCTCCTGGGGTTCGGTATAATGCATTAACACTATTTAAAGAGAATAAGGATTACATATTGCAAGCTTCCTCATTATTTGGAGTTAATGAGTTGGTCTCTGGAGACACTGGGGCTTCGGCCCTTCGACCTCTTTATTTAATTCTTGATCTGGAGTCCATGGCTAGCGAATCCAATAATAATCCTTTGGTCTCTAGATACTCGGCAAACTATAGAGTTTCTGACGATCAGGATGAAATTGATGAGCATACACTCAATAACGGATTGGCGGTAACCAGAGTTAATTTGGATTACAGGGATTCTTTATACAGATACATTATGGATACAGGTAGGGCAAAACTATCACTAAATGATATTAATTTTAAAGCCATTGAGGATCCCAAGGATTATAGGGGAGGGGTTCGAATTGGAAGAAATATGCCCTTTGGTCTAATAATAACTCCCGTGGCTGGGTCTAAGTTTAACCCACTGAATGGGGTTTCAAATCTTGATTCATTTGGAGATACTGTTAGTAGGTCTGTTCGACTTACTTTAGATATTGATACTTCAGATAATGATTCTAGTAGATATGCTCTAGCTCAGGTGAACTTGTATAATGATACGGGAGGGGATTTGAAGGTGGGATTGGTTGAACCCCCCGACAGTCAGAATATAAAATTTAAATATGATAGGAATAGCGAATCTTTTACTAAGACATTCTATTCCAATGGAGTATACACGACAAGCTCTAGTCCCGTCTCATCATATGGCATGTCTTACATGATTAGGGATGTTATTGATTACATAAATGATACCTACGATAAAGACCAGATTGTTTGGTATGATGTGTTTAGACGGATGACCCTAAGCCAGATGGGACAACTTATGTATGACTCCAACATTGAATTGTTTAGTCAACTTGAGAGGGGTTATAGGGACGGGGTAAAAATTAACTATGTCATTAACACGGTAAAGGATACAAGCCAGTATATTTTACCAGATGATGATAAAGTTATTATAAAGAAGGAGGATAGATAATGCCTTTAGCTGTTGTAGAAGGGGATGTTAGCCAGGGGCACTGCTGGTCTCCGACCGAAGCGGTTGCGACTACTAATACTAAGGTCCGTATTGAGGGGAAGGCAGTAATTGTTGCCGGGGATAGTTATGTACCTCACAGCCCAGGATGTACTGATCCCCCCTCAACACATTCTGTTCCGGTAATTCAAGGTAGCCCTACGGTGTTTATTGAAGGCAGTCCAGTATTAAGGGATGCAGATCCCTTGGGGTGCGGGGATGTCGCAGACACCCAAATTCAAACTTCTGTATTTGTAAATGGAGGAGGAAATGCTGCTGAAATAGACCCCACTGCTCCTCCAGAAGAGACAATTGGATACACTGTTGCGAGTATATCGGTAACTTATCCAAGTATACTCGTTGAAGGTAAGTCTAGAAGCCTAAATCCCGGTGCCACCCCTGGTTCCCGCGAATATGCCCTTCGATCGTGGTGCCCTACTTCCCCTACAAACTCTAATGGATTTGTAGTAGTTTTAGAAGAGGAGGGTAGTGGAAGAACTTTCCAAAGTTTTCAAGGAGTAGGAGCACCAAACCTTCCGGCGGCTGCGGGGGAGATATTCAAACAGCCTTTGGATCCTCAAGTTTCCTTTGAATTGGTGAGAGGGGGTCAGTTGTTTTCAATCAATTCCTCTACTGGACAATTGACGTTTAACCCAACATCTTACAGCCCTGGAACAAGTCCAACCCCATCCTGGACCAAGCGACCTTTAGTTAAAGTTAGGGTAACCTATGGTTCATTTATTTCTGCGGAAACAACTATTAATGTAGTAGTTAGAATGAGCCTTACTGCTTGTTAGATTAATAATTTTATCATTTATATTCATTTAAAATAGATACATATAGTTACAAGGAGATTTAGTATGAGATACATAGATGTTACCGACGATTTTGTCGCACAAGTCCTAAAAGCAAACCATCTTCAGGAAGCTGAAAAGATCGAGGAAACCAAGAAGGTTGAGAAGCCTGAAGAGGTGAATGAGGAAGTTACTGAGGCTGAACACGTTTGCCCTCTTTGCGAGTCTGAACTAGATGGTCCCATCCCTGAGGAAGCTCTTCAAGAGTGTGTTGATTATATTCTGCACACCATTAATGAAGCTCTGGAAGAGGGGGGTGAGGATCTTTCAGAGTCTGAAGATGAAGATTTCGACGACGAAGAAACTGAGGAGTGAGGTTAAAGGATGGGCGTAAGCAATCGAGATCTCTTAGCTATTTCTGAAAGTATCTTTGCGACTAAGGAAAATCCCCCTAAGGAAAATCCCCCTAAGGAGACTCCTTGGTCGGCTCCCGTTAAAGATGATGGTCTTCGATCCGTTGAAGTCTCTGATTCTTTTATGGATCAGGTTTTAGGATTTGCAGGGTCCATTAATGAATCCAAAGAAGTGGCAAAGCCAAGTAAACCTCCTCAAGCTTTAGATGAAGCTAAGATTCTAAAAGAAAGATTGGAGAGTTTGGTGGGTAGGCTAAAAAGTCTAATCATAGAAGCTAAGGAAGTTATTGGGGAAATGACTACTACTGGTTGCCTGGGAGTCGGTCCTGTAACCACTTTAACTATCACTAAGAAAAAGAAAGGGAAAAAGCGTGGATTTAGTAAGACTAATCAGTGAGACCAGAGCTTCATCAGGTAAGGGCTCCGAGACTGGGAGATCTAAGGGCTTAACGTCTACAAAGAAATCTCACTCCCAGGCTGCTAAGTCCCGTGTAAAAGTTTATAACTCTATAACTGACGCTCTCAAGAAAGGGTATGTTGGTCAGATATTCTCCACAAAGAACTCTGATCGTCTCTACGTTATAACAAAAAGAAAGTGGGGCACAGATGATGAGCAGGAAGTTGCAGGTAGAGTCGCAAAGGGTTTCTCCCCAGGAACCATACCATCTAAATTCACTGATGTTAAGAAATATGCTGTGCGGACCATGTTAAGGCATGGTAAGCAGAGAAACCCTAAGTTTAAGGGTAAGAAGTATTGGTCTCGTAAACAAAAGTAAGGAAAGCTATGTTACTAGTTGAATATAATGTTCTAGACAAAGTTAAAGTTATTAACGAGGGGACCAAAGCATCTCCTAGAGTAAGGTTACAGGGTAAGTTCCAGAAGTGTGACGAACAAAATAACAACGGAAGAGTTTACCCTAAGAAAGTTTTAGAGAGCCAAGTTAAGGCTATCCAAGATAAGATTAACGAGCGTTCATTAGTTGGGGCCTTAGATCACCCTGCCAATGATGCGATCCACTTGTCCCAAGCATCCCATCTAATCACTAAGCTTTGGGTTGAAAAGAATGGGGACGTGATGGGGGAATGTGAAATCCTTTCAACTCCAAACGGTAAGATTGTAGAATCACTTCTTAACGATGATGTAAAAGTTGGGATCTCCAGCAGGGGTGTTGGTAGTGTTTCTGAGGCGGCTAATGGCAAGATAGTAAATGAGGACTTTAAGCTTATTACTTTTGATCTTGTCTCCGACCCTTCTACTAAGGGAGCCTTCCCAGAGTTGACCGAAGCTATAAGAGAGAATAGCCAACGTGCTCAGGATATTGTTTCAAAGCATAAGAAGCAACGTGCCCTCCTTACTATGCTAGAAAGCAAGATTGACGAGGCTATAGTTGAAGCCCGAGATCCCGCTGACCAAGATATCAGGTATGCAGATATGCATCATGGAGTTGAACCAGACTCCAAACCTAGGTATAGGAAGAAGCCCGCCAGGAAGAAGAAGAAGAAGTCATCCAAGTTACCAGGACAGGTAACCCATATAAAGGGTTCTGAAAGTAGCCAAGAGGCTGCTAAAAATAGAGCTAAGAAAGACTCTTTTAAAGTTGATGAGGGTAGCAGAAGGAAGCGTAAAAACTCAAACTTCCGGTCAATCGGAGGTCAGGCAGGCCATGAAAACGCTAGAGCAGCTGACCCAAAGAAAAAAGCTCCAGAGAATTATCTAATAGGTCCAGACGGCAAGCCCTACCGTAACCCAGCGATAGACAAATGGAAAGCTGAGAACTACACCGGCAAGGACGAGACACACATCAAAGCCAGGGCTGCTGTTGCTGCTGCTAAGAAAAAGAAGCAGAAGAAAGCCCAGCAAGATTCCCAGCAGGAGAACCGTAAAGAAGACTACAGAGGGACTCACCCAAAGGAGAATCCCGTCTCAATGACCTATGTAGGTAACTCTATTCTTCAGGGTTTGAAGGAAGCTTGCAAGAAGAAGTATCGGAAGACTCCTAAAAAGGGTAAAAATTAGTATTAAATATATTTCTAACCACTAAATAACTATATAGAGGTCAAATTATGTCACAGAGCAATGAAATTATAGACTCGGTGGCTCAGTATCTTCCCGAAGGGCTCGATGAGGACACCCTTCAGAAGGTATCTGAGCTTGTCGCTGTTATCATCGAAAATCGAGTTGAGGAAAGAGTAAGTGATCTATCCACGAAGGTCCAATCTTTTATTCGTGGAAATATTAAGAAGCTAAAAGAACAAGCCCTTAAGGAGCTAGAGCTAGAAAATGAGACGTTCCGCAACGCTCAAATGTTTGAAACAGTTCGCTCTATGTTTGCTTTGGAGAGCACCAACCAAGATGAATTAAATGGTATGGATGTTCTTGCTTCCCTTGGAGAACAGCAAGAGGAGAAGAATAAAGCTCTTCTTCGTCAGGTTGATAAGCTTCTAAAGGAGAATGTTAACCTGAAGCGTCAAGCTAAGGTCTCAAATGATAAAACCACCAAGCTTGAGGAAGCTCTTCATTCTGTTAAGAATGAGGTTTCAAGTATACGTGAATCGGAAAACGCAGAGAGACAACTCTCTGATTCGGCACTCGTCGTTAGTGAAGATAACTTCAAAGTGAAGGAAGCTAGCGAAAAGTTAAATGAAAACCACGCTGTCCACGGTAACGAGTGGATACATCAAGGCGTGATCGAAAAACTCAACAATTATAGAGGTTAATATGACCGCAATTGATAGAAACAGTTTAGTAAAGCGTTGGGAGCCACTCCTTGAAGGTATCGGGGATGATCACATCGCATATCAGACTGCTCGTCTATTGGAGAACCAAGCTAAGGAGTTCACCAAGAGCAGAATGGATGAAGAGTCATTAAGCGTTAATGCTACGACTACGGGTAAGATTGGCACTTTCCAAAAGTGGGCTTTCCCCCTCATTCGTCGTATGTATCCAGAGCTTATGTTCAACAAGATTGGTGCAACCCAGGCAATGGATGGCCCGGTTTCGCAAATCTTCTATATGGGTAACTCCCGGCACCATAATGGTGTCACCCAGTTAATGTATTCGAAGTTCAACATTACTCCACGTAATCTGGTGGCTTCGGGTATTGGGTCTTTCGATGGGTCGAATCTCGGTAAGGGTCCTGAGAGTGCCGCAGCTTTACAGCGGTGGCTCCAGCAGAACGAGTCTGCAAGTGCTCTCACCTATGATCAGATTACGACTTCTGCTTATGACATGTCTAACGTCCTGGGTTACAATAATGGTTCCCCATCGACTACCATGGGCGGTAAGTTGGCTTCTTTCCCAAGTGGCACTTCCATTCTTGGCTATAGCGTTTCTGCTGCTGAGAGACTTCGTGGGGATCTGATCCCAGAAATCTCAATGCACATTCAGAAGCAGACTGTGCAAGCTCGCGAACGTAAGATGAGAGCAGTGTGGACCTTAGAAGCCGCGCAGGATCTCAAGGCTTACCACAACTTGGATATGGAAGCCGAACTGACGGATCTCCTCTCCAAGGAAATGAACCTTGAAATCGACCGCGAACTGATCGAAGACATTCGCATGATCGCTTACGGCCCAGGTGTTTTTGGCACTGATGGGGACAATGGTTGGTATCTACGGTCGCTCTACGGTGGTCCTGCTGACGATTTCCCTGACATTGGGGGCACTGGCACGACTGGGAACGGTGGTGCATTCGTTGCTGGCGCATACCAATATGATTTCGATGCTGCTCTGACCGCAGAAGAGGGTGCTTTTGAGGACGGTGGAAGCCAAGGTATTAGCCGTAGATACTCCAACATCTATGTTATGGATCTTGGTAGATTTGTCCAGTCAACCACTACATTTGCCCCACAGCACTTGGGTCACATGTATTCAAATGTTCTAGCACTGATTAACTTTGCTAGCACTGACATTTACATAACAACTCTTCGGGTTCCTGGCAATGTCCTAGTCACCTCTCCTGTGATCTCTTTACTACTAGAGTCGGCTGCGAAGCTTGAGGGTGGTCTACCTTCTGACGCTGGTCCAACGACCAACACGGGAACTCAGATTCAGTATAAGGGCAAGTTTGCTGGCAAGTATGACTTGATTGTTGACCCAATGTTCCCTGAAGACGAGATCATTGTCGGCTACAAGGGTAGCAGCCCAATGGATGCTGGGTTCTTCTATTGCCCATATGTCCCACTCCAGCCATTGGATACGGTTGTAGATCCTGAGACCTTCCAACCAAGAAAGGGTATCTTGACCCGGTATGGTAAGGTTGCAGTTCAGCCAGCTTCAAGATTCTATCGAGTTATTCGATTGATCGGAACTGGTGCTGACTTCATTACGAAGGAAATCTTCCGTAATGGGACTGCCAACAGTCATGATGTGACTGCCTACGGTGGTGCTCCCACCTAATCCTTAGGTAGGAGTTAGCTTCGAAAGGGTTCGGATTATAATCCGAACCCTTTTTGTGTTTAAGGGTAAATACTTTAGAAAGGTATTTTATGGCTGAGAAGAGGCTAGTTATTGGTATAGGGGATTCTAATTGTGCGGGTGCCGTTGCTGCCTCTTCTTTGTCTGCTACCGTTCCTCACCCTGGGATTCCTGATATCGCGACTATAAACCTTTCTGCCCATCTCGCAGAACAAACACAACTTAAGATTTGGAATTACGAACCAGGACAGCAGGAATGGGAGAACTATAATATTTTCAGTGCAAATACCCACTGGGAAAGTGCGGTCGTGGGGCCTGAGTTTCCCTTAAGGTGGCTAGCTTCAGGGTATTGGGGGAGGAGAGTAAAAAAGCTATCGCCAGGAACTATTCCAGTTGCGGGCGAGGTCTCAGCGTCGTTACCCTCTGGTGTAGATGTGCATCTTTTTAAAGGATCGAAGTATCAAACTAGTCTTTTAAAATGGGATAACACTCTAGACTTTTTTGGTAACCCCAACGCTGGGGGGATAGACTACGCCAGCCTTTGGCCTCTGACTAAAGATTCTAATTTTCTTACTATCCCATCTCCGAATGCGAAATACGGATTATTTAATCAGTTATCAGCGGCAGTTGCTGATTTATCGGCAGCAGGTACAAATACTGTAGTCGTTGATGGCATGTATGTTGTTATGGGGACTTTAGACGCGATAGCCCCTTATGGGTCTAGAGCTTATAGGGGTCTTCTTGTTGATTTTGTAACAAATATTTATGATGTTTTAGAAGAGTTTGGATGCACCTTAAATAATTTTGATTATAGGAGAACCCGACCAACAACTGTTCTAGTGGGTACTCACGATCAGTATGACCATGGGACTAGGGTAGGGGAAGAAGAAAGGTTTAATACCATTCGGACTAGTACCTACAATGCGTCTATTGATTTAAATTTGTTAGGAAAAACTGATACGTATTTCCTTCCCACCACAGGGACAGAAACAGTATGGAATTATTTTACAAGTGCGGGAGGCACTCCAAACGCAGTATATTCAGTAGCAGAGGATAAGGTACACTACGACTTGTCTGGTGCTTTTAATTTGGGTGCTGCTATTTCGAATATTATCTATCCTTTGTCGAGCCTTCCTTTACCCTCCCCTACATTACAAAGCCAGACTGCTACAACCTCTGAATCCAACATGACTGGTACTGCTCCGGGTGCTACTTTTGCTGCTACTGAAGGAACTACTGCGGGCAAAATAGGTATACCTACGGTTAAATCCTACGGATCATCTTATGGGATTTATAAAGGCAACAGGTTAGGGGACTATAAGACTCCTCGTCCAGATGACCTTAATAACAAGGATGCCAAGGATACCGTAGAATTTAGGGACTTTGACAGGACAGTAAAAGATTATGTATTAGCGAAGTTAGGCTACCCAGTTGTCGATGTAGAGCTTGAAGATTTTCAATTAAATGTCTGTATAGATGAAGCGATCTCCCGTCTTGAGTATCATGCTCCTGACTGGATGACTCAGTATGCTACTTTTGAGGTAACAGGCGGCATTAATGTTTACGAGATTCCTCAAGTTGTAGCAGATAATTTAACAGATGTCTGGTACAAACGAGATTTCTTTAAGTTTGGGGCTTCACCAGGGTCATTAGAATATGACTTTGCTATTATGTTCTTTACTAATACTGGTCTTTTTAATAATTATAATGTAAGCCAGTATTTATTGATGCAACAATACTTAAAGCAAGTAAAGAATGTTTTAGGTCAAATGTCTACATGGCAATTAGTAAATAATAAATACTTACATATATTCCCTATTCCCGAATCCAGCAAAGAAAGTGTACTTTTGGAATTTAAAGCTTTTGACCCAAAGACCATTCACCATGCTTATAAAAGCTGGATACAGAGATATTCTCTATGTATAGCAAAGGAGATTCTGGGTGGGATTAGAAGCAAATATCAAACCCTTCCAGGTCCCGGTGGCGGAACCTCCTTAAATGGAGAGGCTTTAATTCAAGAAGCAACACAAGAAAAAGAAAGGCTTATAGAGGAACTTCTAACTGAAATAGAAGAGGCACCTTTGTTTGATATATTATAATGGCTCAAATCACTGTTGGTTGTTTTTATCCAAGTATCACTGATGTTAGCGGAATTACTGCTACTGTGTCTTCCACCTATGCGATGACTTCCGGCCAATATATTGATGGAAGTCCTTGGATTGCCCCTACTACACATGATCCGTTTTTCTCGGCTGCGATAGTCTCTACTACCCCTCCCCAAGAATCTTGGCTTTTCAATGGAGAATTTGGATTTAATGGCTACAAAGATGTTAATGGGATTATGATGAATGTGCCAGGACATGCGGCAGTTCAGGGCTACGACGAGAGAGCGAATGCGAGGATACCCTATGTTGCGTCCTATAACCAATCACTACCTCTGAGTTGTGTCCCCCATGATATGGTAGTTATGGCCTCTGGTATCCCTAGCTCGGTTGATGGTTTAGGTGGAGTGGGTACAGCTGCTTTGTTTAGTTATGCGTTATCTAAGGATAGGGTTAGGACAGTTATTTCTTGTAAGATGCCCTTAACCTTCCTTGATAGAATTCCCCCTTTGGACACTGAAACACATGGGAGAGGGGGGTTAGAGGAGACCCTAACTTTTAGACCAGGAGCCTATTGGCATCAAGGAAGGATTAATAATAAAATACAATTTTATATGTCTGAGTTTGATGCCTCAAGAATACCTCAGTTTCTCACAGAAGAGCAGCCCGGTGGTGGGAACACTTTTAGTGGGTATTACGCTAAAATATTTGGGTCGGTTAACACTCCTTCTCCTGTAGTTAAGCCTTATTGGGAAGATCTATATAATGCTATTAGATACTATTTTGGGGATGATAACCAAAAGTGGGGTTCCGAGGCTATTCATGCAGGATTCCACCAACCTGGGTATGGTCAAGGGTGGGGAGAGTTAATTAACTTAGTTCTTCTTAAATCGTTAATGATTGTTCCTGAGAGTGAGCAAGAACTTCGTACTAAAACTTTAAAAGCTTTAACCCAGGCTGGTATTGATTATTGGAGTGCATGGAAGGATGGAAGAGATCAGAAATCTAATGGAGGTCATTTCCAAGCTAAAAAAGCTATGATTATGGCTGCGGGTGTTCTTCTAAACAATGAAGAGATGAAGGATCCTGATAGGTATCTCGGCCCCACAAGATACGACGATCCAAAGCACGATATAGGCTTAGGGAGATTTGGGGAAGCCCATACTTTCTGTTCCGGGCAAGGACATTTTAGCAACCCTTGGGATCCCCGATATGGGGTTGGTAGGCCCATAGATGTGATTACTCCTTCAGCTTTGTTCAATGGGTGGTATTGGGGGGATAACCATACTGCAACTTCCTCTTATGGTCTCTCAGCCTGTGTAGGGTTCCAACAGTTACACCCTTCTGGAGGTAAGTGGGATACGGAATATGCATCTGAATTGGGGCCAGGGCTTAGTGGGATTTCCCCTTGGTATCCTGGGAAGAGCAATACCCCAGGAAGACTCCCCATTGGGACTTTCCGGCCTGGGAATGCGCCCTATTTAGGTCCTGCTTCGGCAGATATGTATAAGTATTCTAAAGATGATCCCAATCTTTCCCAGTGGAGGACAGTAGGTGGTAACTATGGGGACCATTTCCTTAAGTATGGGTGGACTTTTAGGAACCAAAGCTCCATGGGTCAAGCCCTATTTATGCAGGCTTTGGGGTTGGGGCCGAAGTGGAGTTTGCCGCTTCTAGGATGGACTACCCAAAATACTTATGGTTGGACTCGACCTTTTTATACAGATGCTACGACCGCTGGTTTTAATCACCTCCCCAATGCGAGGTGGATCAATGATTACGAGTCGGACACCCCAAGCATGTTCCCAGGAAGTTCAGTTACTATTAATTCCTACGGAATCAGTGGCTTAGTCAGTGGTGATGATAGGAACTATATTGCTTATTACTACAGAAAATATAGAATATCTAATGAGTTACTAGACTATCAGACATCTAATAGCCTATATTCCCAGGGCTTTGAAAAGGTTATAGGGATGGCAGATTTTAGTGGCCCTTATTTGGCAACCAATGAAGATGCCACTTTTAATGGGGAGGGAGGGACTAATAAAGTAACTTGGGAGATATTCCAGTGTCCACCTAATACTACTTGTAAGATTCTTGGAGGAGAAATATTATCAACTCCTTCGGCTTTAGGTAATGGACAGTATATTTATGTTGATCAAACTCCTGCTCCAGCCCAACAATCTTATATGGATGATACTTTAACTAAGGCGTCTAGGTATGGAACAATTATCCATAGGATGGCAATGCCTCCCGAACCTTATGGGGGTCCTTTCTCGACTAATGGGTATGGGATACAGGCTGTTTTTTACGATCAGAATGATCTTCCATTTCTGACGACTAATGCCTACAAGATGATTTTGCGAAATGATAGTCCTTTCCCTGATCCTGGTCCTCCTACCCGAGGCATAGTATCAGAATCTGAGGCAGAGGTGCTAACATCTAATAAAATTGGAACCCCCATAGTAAGGTCTTACGGTTCCTCTTACGGTAAATACGGGGGTAATAAGCTTAAGGATTATGATACCCCAAGACCAGACGATCTTAATAATAAAGACGCTAAGGGCACTGTAGAGTTCAAGGATTTCCAACGAACTATTAAAGATTATATTCTTTCTAGGCTTGGGTATCCCGTTGTTGATGTGGAGCTTGAAGATTTCCAAATTGAAACTTGTATAGATGAAGCGATTTCTCGTCTTGAGTATCATGCCCCCGACTGGATGACTCAGTATGCTACTTTCCAAACCTCAGGAGGTATCAATGTATACGATCTTCCCGCTGCGGTGGCTGATAACCTAAATGATGTTTGGTACAAACGAGACTTCTTTAAGTTTGGGGCGAGCCCTGGTTCACTAGAATATGATTTTGCCATTATGTTCTTCACCAACACTGGGCTGTTCAATAATTACAATGTAAGCCAATACCTGTTAATGCAGCAATACCTAAAGCAAGTAAAGAATGTTCTAGGGCAGATGTCTACATGGCAGTTGATTGGGAATAGATATCTACATGTGTGGCCGGTTCCTGAAAACAATACAGAAACGGTATTGTTGGAGTTTAGAGCATTTGACCCGAAAACTATTCACCATGCTTATAAGAATTGGGTGGAGAGATTTTCTTTGTGCCTAGCTAAGGAGATCTTGGGTGGGATTAGAAATAAATACCAAACCCTACCGGGACCAGGAGGAGGGACGAAACTGAATGGGGATTCCCTAATCAGAGAAGCTGCCTTAGAGAAAGAAAAACTTTTAGAGGAGCTAGTAAGTGGTATCGAAGGACCACCGCTATTTGATATAACATAATGTCCAGATTTAAAGTAAATACTCCTCCTACTAACTTTCCTGAAGTTAGGAACACTCGCTTATCATTATTTAATAAGAAAAATGATAAGAACTTGTTCAATAAGATAGATGCAGAAAACATCAAGCTTTCTGGGTCCAAGGTCCAGGTATTTGAGTATGTTAAGAGTGAGGATATAGATGACGTTTATCAGGAGTCTAGACAAAAAGCAATAGCTTCTGAGCCAATTACCCTATGGGCTCACTACGACCCCAGACCTATAGAAGAAAACCTTTCTCAGTTTGGTGTGGAGATGCAAATAGATCAAGTATTTGTATTTAATAAATCTTATACCGAAGACACCTTAGGTAGGACAATTAAAATTGGTGACGTTCTTCGACCAGAATTTCAGGAAATGAAGTTTGAGGTTTACGAAGTCCAGGAGGATAGCTTTGAAGCCTATGGGGTTTATCACCTATTAGTTCACGCTAAACTTCTTCGCGATACCGAGGATATTTATAATGAAGATAGATTTGATAGGGTGGATGATGTTGGAGGTAAGTTATGAGCGTAAACACTGACCCTAGAAATCAAATTGCAAGTATGACTAAAACTAAGCTTCTGCCGGTGATAGATAACGTCTATAAGGATAGTCTAAGGCAGATGCTACATATCTTTAGTAACATTTACTATATTGACGGAAATCACAATAGGGTGAAAGTAAAGTGCTCTCATGGTAACCCCGAGAGAATCGCGGGTAAGTTGAAAGCAGACAACACATTAATTCTCCCCATGCTCACTATTGTGGAGAAGTCCACTGAAAACTCTGATGATAGAAGAAGATACAACCCCATTTTAATGCATGAATCGTATTGGGATCCCAAAAAATTAAGAGCAGTAAGAATTTTAAGTCTTGCACCTAGAGCTATAAATATTAATTATGAAGTTAATATCTGGTGTAAGTATAAAGCGGATATGGATATGATTAGGTCGGGTATCTTCTCGTTGTTCAATCCTGATATGGATATTCGAACAAAATTTTCAGATTACAATAAAGCTTTTCTTGTGTCTGAAATGGATTTAGGAAGTATGATTGCGGCGGATACTAGTGATCGAATAATTCAAAAGTCTATTCAAGTTTCCTTGGAAACCTATATACCTAGTCCTAAATTTATGTTTACGAATACAGGCGAGATTACTGAGATTGATACCAACATAGACACTACACTAGTAGAATAGTGTCTTGAATAAATTTAATAGAAATGATCCCTCTTTAGACGTAAATATAGTAGGAGCTTATAGATATGAAAATTATTAAGAATACTTGTATGCAAGGGGTTTCAGTACCTTTTAATCTCTCAAGTGGAGAAATAAAGTATGTCTTTATAGGTTCCAAAAAAACTATTGAAACCCCTAATTCCTGGAAAAGCACGGTCTTGGATAATCTTGTTCAGAGAAGAATGTTTAAAGTGCGTATTGTAGAAGATCCCCCTCCAAAGGTGGTATCTCCTACTCCTCCAGGTAAGAAAATAGTAAAGCCTGCAAAGGTCAGAAACCAAAACAAAGTAGAGAGTAATTAATCATGGCAATACCTACTAGTCCTTCCGTTGTAGTACTTGAAAATGATGTTTCAATTTATACCCCTAACGTCAATTCAAGTGTTGTGGGAATTGTTGGATTCGCTGACAAAGGCCCAACTAATAAGGCAACTTTAATTACGAGCCAAGAAAACCTTCTTAAGAACTTCGGGAGACCTAACACGGATATGCCTGGACAGGGGCTCGAAGGTTCCTTAGAGATTCTTGAAGCAACCAATCAGTTATACTTTGTAAGAGCGGCTGATGAAAGTGCGGCGGCAGCTAGTGCTGTTATTCCTTTAGGGGCCGCTCCAGCTGCATTCGTTTCTGGGAACTGGGATCCTGTTGCGCCTTCTTCGCTTTATTATCAAGTTAACGATAATCAAGGAGTCTTTTCCACGAGCGGCCTTGTAGTCATCCCGGCTAGCACTACGACCCATAATACCCGGCGAAAAGTTCTCTTTAATGCATTTAATCCTGAACTGACTGATGATCAGCCCCTAATCGCCTATGAATCTGCGGCGGCAGCAGGTGCTTTTGTTTTAGCATCTAGGTTTGCCGGGTCTGGGGCTACTTTACGCCTATCAAGTACAGTGGGCGTGGATGGCAACGAAGGTCTTAGGTTCCAACCGATTCGGGCGAACGGGGCCGTTAGTGCCGTTAATAACGGCATCACTGGACAAGTCCCTGAAGCGGGTGACGTTACTATTCGTGGCTTTGATATATCCTCGATAGGACTAGTTGCTTACTCCTTGTATCCAGGGACGGCTTATAATATAAGTGGTTTAAGAGATGGCTCAACTCAAGGAATTTCAGTAGAAGTAACTAACAGATCAGTCCTCGACCGGTTTGTGGTGAATTCAGATGGTGCCCAAGCTGAAGTTTTCACGGGGGAGCTAGCCTCTGTATCGGCAGATTCTTTTGAGAGACTCCTCACTAATGACGAGCTAAATGCCAAATCAGATTACGTATATGTGAATGCCGCGTCAATACCTGTAGCAGAGACAGATTATGCAAGCTTCCCCAACGTGTGGGGTGATACGCTACCTGTGGCGGTAGGAATCGCGGGATCCGGGGAGGTCGCTGTGGCCGATGCCCTTACTCCAAGATTTGTTAAACCAATAGAAGGCACTTATAACTTTACTTCTGGGAAGAGCGGATATACTGGTTCTGGGATCTCTGCTTTGAAGGGTAGTGCTACTAACAAGACTGGGATCCATGCTTTAAATGATGATTCCTTAAACATTTCACTAGCAGCAGTTCCTGGAATTTCTGACGATGCTGTTCAGAACGAGCTGGTGACCCTTGCTGAGTCCTCAAAGAATTTCTTAGCACTTGTATCCCCTCCTCTTGCTGTTGGTAAGGTTCAGGATGCGACGGACTGGATTAATGGCAAGGGCACTAGAACCGCTGCTTTGAATTCCTCTTATGCAGCTGCTTACTGGCCTTGGGTGCAAGTATTCAACTACTTCGCTGGGGCGGAAGAATGGTATGACCCAGCAATCTTCGCTGCTAGACAATGCGTATTCACTGACTCTGTGAGTGAGCCCTGGTTTGCTCCAGCAGGTATCAATAGAGGTAGGCTAACAAAGCCCACGGATACTGAGACCATCCTCAACCAAGGGGATAAAGATAGTCTTTATGCTAACTCCTTGAACCCTATTGTGAAAGATCCAGCGGAAGGGATTGTAATTTTTGGGCAAAGAACTACTCAGAGAAAGCCAAGTGCTTTGGACCGAGTTAATGTTCGAAGGTTAATGATCTTTATCCGTAAGACATTATTACAATTAGGGAAGCCCTTCCAGTTTGAGCCTAATGACCAATTTACCTGGGAGCAAGTAAAGGCCAATTTGGATCCATTTATCGGTGATCTCCTAGCAAGAAGAGCCATTGTTGAAGGTGCGGTAATATGTGATTCTACTACGAACACTCCTTTAAGAGTAGATAGAAATGAACTATGGTGCTCAGTTACAATCAAGCCGACAAAGGCTGCTGAAACGATTGTTTTTGAAGTTAACCTAACAAGCCAATCGGCTACCATTAATGGGTAAGAAATATGACTAGTATACCTCCTGGAATTTATAAAAATGAAGTGAGAGGGACGTTTAGACCTGGGTCTGAACTTCCAAAGATATCAACTAAGCTTGATTCTGTAAGAGCTTATCAATTTGAAGTGAGATTCTATGGTCTTCTCGCTCAAGGCGTAACAGCTTACACCGATCTTGTCGCAGCTGCCAAGCAGGTTAGTCCAGTTGGAGGCCAAATAGAGGATATCGTGGTGGACAGGGTTAATGATAAGGTATTCTATCCAGGGAAGTTTACTCCTGAAACTGTGCAGATTACCTTTGATAACCAACTTCTTAGTCAGGCTACCCCTTCCTTGTGGAGATGGTTTAAGTCGATGTATGACCCTATTACGGGTGAAGTAACTAAGGTCGCTGATCCTGCGGGCACCCCTATTACTCCTTTCAAGGCTCAGAGGATGACTATCGTGGAGTTGGATAATACAAATACTCCTCATGCTTATGTAGAGATGTATGGTGTGTATCCCACGGCTACTAGATTCTCTGAAAAGAACTATTCCACAAATGAGTTCTCAACCCTTGAAGTAACATTTAGATACGATTTCGTTGACTATGGTAAGTATCAAGATCTTGGTCTTGCCGGTCCAGGATTCTAATAAAGGATAAGTGAGCACTAAGATTAGCCTTCTCTCTAAATATAGGGAGAAGGCTTTTTTACTATAATGAGTTATGGATATTTACAAAGAAATACTAGAGAGTTTTAGCCGTATTCACAACCGTGACCTTAGGTTATTAGAGCAGCAAGATCTAGAAGCGGTGACATTAGCCAATCAGGCTCTGGACCAAGTCCCGGCACCTGGGCAAGCTCCTATTGCGGTATCCACCCCTTCAGGCAAAGCTCTCTATGTATGGAACAATGATGATGGGGTTGCAATGTTTGCGACCAACCCGAACAAGTCCTACGCGCAACCGATAAGAAAGAACTGGGACAACTTTGTGGGCCATTTCGGGAGTGCTACAGACCCCAATCTCCCTCAGGAAGGGGCAGGAGAGGGCGAAGAAGGCTCTCAAGTAGACTCTCCAGAGGAAGAACAGCAGATGGAGATTGTACCTCCTCTTACTCCAGGGGATGTAGACTTCATTGGGAAGCAACAGCTAATGCTCAGTCAGACTGGCCTTTCGGAGGATACTATTAGATCAGTGGAGAAAGACTTTAGAAATATTTTTGGTTTAAAAAAAGATATATGGAAAATTATGGGTAAATGGGAGAAGTCTAAAGAAGAAGGTGAAAACTACATCCCAGGACCTATCAAGGATACGAAATGGGACAAGCTTATAGGGGCTGCTCATTATGGTAACTACTTTTATGGGGACTCAACTTGGTCTTTTCAGAGAGCTTTACTATCCCCTAAGTTCTCTCTAAGTATGCAAGATGGTTTGTGGGTCTCTCAGGAGGAGCCCTTAGAAGAAGCTCAAACTTCTCTTATAAGCAGATCGTTTAGAGACCTTGTGGACGTTATTGTTAAAGATAGTAAAGAAGCTTTAACTCCCGATGAATGTAAGAATGTTCTGTCTAATTTTGCCGTAACTAACCGGGGGGACGTTGTAGTAAAAGGGTCAGGAGATGCCTCTAGGGGATTAAGTTTTGATGGAGGAGCAGGAAGAGGGGCTTTTATTAAAGATCTGTTAGATAAAGCTACTTCCATTTGTAAGAAAGCTGATCCTTCATATGAGCTTGCGACAATGACTGTTAGACCTCCCATTACAGGCACAGGTTCTACTAACAACGTAAGGGGAGTGGCAATGGAGCAAATATTAACAGTAGCTTCTCTAGCGTTACTTCGAGGGAAAGATGGGAGCCTACCGGAACCTCTCATGATGTTGCGAGCCCAGATGGTAAGCACTATTTCCCAAAAGTTAATCAAGGCAAAGATTGATTCTGAAGGTTGGGTATCGAGAACTGTTGAAGCGGGCATTGACGTTGATACTAAGGAGTTAGCAAGAGAATTGTATGAGGTTCTGGGTGAAGGGGAAGCGTCCAAGAGTTTATTTGAAAGCATGTTAAAACACTCTGCTGAATCCTTGAGGGTTAGAAGCCCAAAGTATGCACTTTCAGTTGGGGATCAAGTAGGAAGGGGTAAGAGGCAAGATGTTTTAGAACTGTATAATGATTTAGATGAAGCAAAGATAGCTGCACAAAAGTCTGGGCTTGAGGTGGAGCCTTACAGTATGCCTATTGAAGAAGCGTTTGGGGATAAACATTTAGAAGAACTTGATGCACTAATAGCCGCAGGAGTTTACTCACCAGGACAAGAAGTTTCAGTTTTAAAGGTAAGTTTGAAAAACTATATGAGTTTAAACACAGCGAAGTATGGAGGTGGGGCTGCTAATACTTTTGCTGGTAAGGATGGCTTAATGAGGCAGAGTTATACCAAGGAAAGTTTACTAAAAACAATATCTAGTAATCTCCAAATGTCTCGTTCTGATAGAACTGCTGTTAAAGGTTACTTTGATGAGTTAGACAAAATAGCTACCGCTGCTTTTGATCTCCCAACCGAAGCCATAGTTACTACTAAAGATGGTAAAAAAATAAACACTAAAGATACCCCTAAAACATTCTCTAAATCCATTTTAGATAAACTTAGGAGCTTGGGTTATGATACTAGCCCAGGACTTCTTACAGATCTAGAGAAAAATGCTAGAAAAATTATAAAAGGAACAGGCACTAAATATGAGTTGCGTGCCGCGTTTGATTCTTTGAAAAACCAGACAGTAACTCTACTACAAGCTGATAGGGTGGCTAACGATTTAAAGTCTGAGGATCCCACTGTCAGGAGATCTGCACAGTTGCAGATCGCTCATAAGATGTTTCACGCAGGAGGGTCGGATGATAATCAACTAGTGTGTGACTATAGAGATTTAATTGGATCTAAAAATTATGTGTTCAAGCAGAATGACCCCCTTAGAGATGCTTGGAGATCAGTACTAAACGGTGAAATAGATCAGATGGGGAACTCCTGGGACCTTACGGTTAACTCTACTACAGGTCAAGCAGAATTATCTTCGGGTAACATGAAAATAACATTAAAGAATGAGTTTGTGTTAAGTAAAGCAGGGGATACTGGTAAGATTAAAGGGCACCATACCAACTTTAGTCTTGAGGTGAACAGGGCAGTAATGGAAATGTATAATAGGAAATCCATTAAAGAGAACCTAAACCAAGAACTGGGTTTCCTACTCTCAAGGATGGGAACCCTCCTCGAAAAAATGGAAGTCTCCTATTAGTAGTAATTCTTTTAAACTTACAATTACTACATCAGTGTCACCCGATCTTCCAAAGAACTTGTTCCCCTCTATAGGAAGGGTTAGATCGTTGGTTATAGCCACTGGATCTCTTCTATCCTGACCAATAATCAAGAAAAAATGTTTAGAACATTTTCTTGAATCTCTTGAGGCTTGCGCTATCATATTTGAAATATTTGATTTTGGATTGAGTAAATCACTTATTTGTTCTTCGTTATATCCTTTCTTGCATTCAATAATGTATTTAAAGTCTTTTGGTGTTATTAAGTCTCCATAGATCTTTAAGTATTCAGGTAATTTATGTGTTGTTGCAAATGCTCCTGAGCCTGGAGTTCTACAGAACTCCTTAGTATTAAATCTTTCATTCAAAGACTTAGCTATCTTGTTTTCAAATCGGTTACCTTTAGCTCTAGAGTTTACCTTCTTTTTCTTTCTTAGAAGACTTATATCAAAATCATCACCCATAGCCCTTCCTCCAGGCTATAATAGGCAATGGACAATGTGTCATTTAATGTAGATAACGCAAAGGTAAAAGTAACTGAAAGAAGCAGAGGTCGTATGAAAATTCAAATCAAATTAAGCAAAGAAGAAGCTGAAGGTTTCAAGAACTTTATGTTAATAAAGCCCGATGAACTCGATGAGGAGACCTTCTACAAGCAGATCTTTTTCGCAGGATGCAATACCATGTTCGATCAAAT